GTCATACCGGCAGTTACCTTCCAATTTTTAGCAGGGGTAACATGTCCAAAGGCATCAAATTCAAGAATATTTAGATTTGCCGAGTCATAGTCAATATCGGTCCCTATTGTAGTCATTGGCAATACGCTTTCAAAAGCCACTGTACCGCTATCACTTAAATCGCCCCTATTTCCTAACCACGAAACAGTATGAGTGCTAGTTTTAGGATAAGGTGAAGAACCACTAGTATTTGCAGAAAATAATCTATATACGCCATCACCTTCATTAACTAGAATATCTCTAGCATCTGTGCTAGGTGTTGCTATATCTCCTGCACCTGTTGTATCTCCATCAAAAACAAAAGTAGAAGTCGAAGCACCCGGAGTGCTGTGAGTAATATAATCAGTATATTTTACATTATGGTCAAAGGATGAAAATCCTGAAACTAATTCTCTAGCAGAAACAGCGTCAATTAATTTAGGCACTGGTACTCCAAATGCAAATGGTTCATAATCTCTAGTAATAACACCCATCAAATTATTTCTAAGTTTAGAACCAGAACTAGAACCGTGACTTGAAGCAATATCATTACTACCATAAAATACTTCTGTCCCACCAGAATATGCTCTACGGTTAGGGCTTCTGTTATTACTACCATTTACAATTTCTACATATGTTCTAAAATCGGTAATATCCATAACCATATCGTTCATAATCCTAGAAGAACTACGCATCATACTAAAGTATGGGTCGCAGTATATAGAATTAGTTTCATTAGGGAACTCCATTTCTTGTTCCGTGTAAGTTAATACAGAATTAAAATTAATTGGTGGAATAAGTTGATTTGGTAATAATTCACAATTATATTCATAAACTTGGTCGAATGTGCTGGCCGTGGGGTGTTGTAAGTTCTCATAAGAAACCATTGAATAAGGCTCTAACATATTACCAGAAACTAAGTGTCTATTATAATTTAATATGTTATTATTAAATTTGTAAGCATTAGTAGTAGTATCATTAAAACAGAAAAACACCTCAGATAGTTCACTAAAGTTATCAGTATTTGCATTTGATGCTAGAGTAATAGTATTTGTACCAGAATTAAATGAGGCTATTTGGCCGATGTATTTTGAACCGTTAGCGTTATACGGACTAGTCCACACTTCGATAGGCAGTATTCTATAACTATAATTTGCTGTGGTGGCACTACGATTATTAGCGAATCCTTCAATCGTAAATTGTAATCTACTACTACCATCAACAGACACTTCCACTATTTTAGTAATATCACCGGTTGTAGTACATTGTAAATACATACCGTTTACATGAGTTCCATCTGCGCTAAAATCACTAACCCCAAATGATGTGTTAGTAGTTGTTATAAAATAGTCGCTAGCAGATGAATGTCTAACAAATGATGTGGCAGAATAATTAGTGGGAACTCTAAGATTAGTTGACGAAGTAATAACAAAATTAGGTTGACCATCCCCACTTACTTTAGATACAGCAGCACTATGTATTTTTTCTTGAGCATCAACAGAAGTTAATGCAGTTGCTCCATAACTTCTTAGAGTATCTACGTCATGCGCTCTAGACAATAAAGGATTTAATTTGTATTTTTTATTTAATGAATTAACTACATTTTTATAATTATCTGTATCAGTTAAGTTTTCTGTATCTACTACGTTAAAGTGCCAATCCATAGTTAGTTCTACTAATCTAATTAAACCAAACCTGTTAATATTATCTGGAGTTATAGAAGCAGAATTTATTGGTTCAAACGCAAAATTATCATCGTTTAATTCTTTACTCTGTAAAGCGCCTTTATACTTTTGATGACTTTGACCCTGAATACTCTGACCTTCGTTTTTTATAATAATAGAATAGTCAGAAAAGTTTCTTCCTGCCACTCCACCTATATGAGTCAATCGTTTTTTACTATCAGGTAATGTGTCGCCAACAGAGAATAAAAATAAGTTTGGAATTTTGGGGTCATTTACTTCAAAGAAAAATTTATCTATTTCAAACCTTTCATATGAATCTTCGGTTCTTGGTCTTAACCTAAGCCCCCAATGTCTTTCATATATTGTATCTACATCTGTTGTATCTCTAGCAGCAGTTAATTCTGTAGGAACGGTAGTCATATCATAGAAGTTACTACCTACTGCGGGCATTGGCCCCCTACTTTCATTAGGTCCTTCTTTTAGATATGTATTAGTAATACTATTATCAAAACCCACAACGTATGTACCACTACCATCTGTTCTAACTATTGTAGCATGAGCCATAAATCTACCAACATCCCCCTTGTATAAATCTAACCCGTCTAATCCGAAAGTTTCTGTTTTAGATGCCCCAGTTAATCTATTTGATATTTCATCATTATAATAAATTGCTCCCGGTTCACCCGTTTCTAAATCAACAAACCTCCATATAGCGGGGCCGAATCTATGGATATAATTTGCATAAACAGTAGTTGCGGTTTCATCATCACCTAATAATTTACCCATAAATGATAAAGGAAGCCCTGCATCGGTTTCTGAATTTAATAAATGTATAAAACCACCTGTAGGTAGACCATTTCTATTTACCAAATAAATACCCTGTGAATTAGTGATGCTTTTTGTATTGCTAGTATTAGTATCAATTCTACCTAAAACTACAGGCATTAAAGGAGCCACAGTCATTCTATTTAACCCATTATCTACTTCTTCCACATTAATAATTTCATATTCAGACATAGAAGATACAGTTTTTAATCTTTCAACAGTAGATTCATCCGACTGATAAACAGTAAAGCCCTCGGGAGAAATTTTACCTGTTTCTAGTTCTAAGGTATTAGATATAGAATACCCTAAAGAATTATCTGCGTCTCTCGCCGTATACCCCGTGGCCTTAGAACCTACTAAAGAAGAAATAGTGCTACCATCAGTAGGGTCAATAACTTTACCTGATAAAAAGTTAATTCCTTTATCTGCACTACCCTTTAGTGTTGTAGGTGTTGTAGTGTCACTAATATCAGATAG